ATAATTCTTCTAAATTTATTTCATTTATATTATTAGATATTCCATATTTTGAAGTTTTAATTTTATTAAATTGTAAAATTTTATCTCCTACTTTGCACCCATAAGCCATTATGTTCCTCCTGAGTTGTCATCAATCCACACTTGCGAAATATGGTCTAAATCATAATCGCATTTAACTTGTTTTTTATAAAAAGGCGACCCCTCAACGGTTGTTAATGCTCGTAAAGCAAACAAACTCGGGTCAACACTAAATCTAGGGCAATCATTGACAGTCAAAAATGTTACTAATGATTCTCCGCGTGCTAAAAATGCTTGTTTGTCTGCCCAACTTACAAGCTCAATCGTGGTATTTTTATTGATGTAATCAATAGTCAAACGCCCAGCGATATGCCAGGCGCAGATAGGTTTTTCTGTAAACGATTTATCAATCGATACAGGCTCATCAATGTAATACATAACTCTCCTTAGGATAATTTACCCACTCTAACAACTTCTGATCCACCGTCCCAAACGTGTAACGCTCTTGTAGCGCTAGATAACTCAATACCACCACTTGCATCTCGGCTAATAAGTCTGAAACCACCATTAGACTGCACCTCAAATAAAGTACCAAAGTTACCATTTAAGCTACCAATTTTAAGCGAGCCACCAGTGATAGCGCCTAAATCAGCACTAATTGCCGATAAGCTTTCCACATTCAACTCTTTCGCCGTAATAGACTTACTCTCAATATGCTCCGCATTGATGGTCTTACTTGCGATATGTTTCGCAGCAACCGAGCCAACGGCAAGTTGGTTTGCCGTTACGGAATTTGCCGCTAATTTTTGCGCAGTAATGCCGCCATCTGCAATTAAATCACCATTTAAAACAGTTTGCCCACTTTCCACTTTTAATATAGGTTTCGGCGAACTATCAGAGGCGTTTTTAACAACCTGGAAACGATCTGCCATCACAATAACCGAGCTTTCAAGCTCTCGACCAGAGCTAGATGAGCCGAGCGTAATACCCGCAATAGCCGTCTTACCTCCAGCAATAGCTTGAGTTTTAATAGTGCGAGTTGCCGATACTTTACCCGATACATCGGTCACAGTCCGATTGATTTCGTCAATGCGAGCCGAAAATCCATCTACACGATTAATCTTAGACTCAGCAGAGCGTTGCCACTCAGTTCGAGCTTTAGTCTCTGATGATATAGCTCGACTAACCTCGTCCACCTTAGCTTTAGCGTCAGATTGCCATTGAGACCTTAACGCTTGTGCAGCAATAGTTGCTACTTCGTCTTTATTGGCTTTGGTTCCGCCCAATTGATTAATTGTCGCCTCAGCATTGCCAATACGAGAATTAGCTGAGTTTTCCCAAGCTACCCTTGCATTAGATTCGTTAGTGAGCGATCTTTTAATGTCTTCAAATTGGATAACTGTCGTCAAATCTTCTGGGGCGGGGCTCCAGTCAGTTGCAACATTACCAATCTCTAATTTAGGATTAGTTGCAACGCAAGTTCCTCCGCCAAGCTCAACTTTAAATGAGCAATTTGAAATACTTTTAATCGGTTTATCGAGTAATTGAATTGTTGATTTTAATCTACCACTATAATCGCCTTGATGGTTACTTAACCAACACTCTACCCATGTGTAGCTATTATCCATGTAGTACAAAAACATAGATAGCCCAACACGATTTCGCCCACCTCGTACAATACCTTTCGCATTAAGGTATAGTGACAAAGTTAGTTTTTTACCACGCCAGTTTTCTTTCGCATCTGGTGATACATTCCAGACCGTAGCCGTACCCGATGAGCGGAGTAAATAATTTCGTCCACCAACATCAACATCAATATTTCTCGAGCTTAATTCAAGCGCGCTAATTTTTTGTCTAATATCGGCACTAAATGCCTCGTTATTTTTGTTGATAGCATTAATTTGAGCTGATGCATTACTGGTAGCTGATTGGATACCCGCTAACTCACCTGTAAGCGCACTATCTAACTGGCTCTTTGATATTTTCCCAGTTAGGTTCTCCGCTTGGATGTTTAACGTTTGAGACAGTTTTTTGTTTAGGACATCTAGCTCTGCATCAATATCTACTGCACTTTCACCTTTGATCCCTGACTGCTGATTAAATGGACCAACATTCACACCCCTAACATGTCGCAACCAGTAATATCTAACTTGTTTTGCGCCAACTTCGTGCGTGTACATTCTTGCCGTGACTTTCGTTAAACGTTTGGCTGTTTTAATGTCGTCAGTTTCACTTGCAAAAATTTCTGTCGCCGTCGCATCATCAACCCAATCCCACTCAAGCGTGATATTACCCAGACCGCCAGTTGTTCTTACGCCTGTTGGTGCTGGCGGTTTATTGATGGTAAAAGTCTGAGTTTTTTCACTCAATAACTGCCCATTATCATTTTTAACTTGGACAAGGACACTATAATCCCCATTTTCGAGTCCGCCTATATTCAGATTTGGAGATTGTTGTCCTGATCGCACGTCATATAGCACACCGCCTTTGTAAATGCGGATGTCGTATTTTACAATGCCATTACCGCCAGTCACGCTACTATCAACTGATACGCCACCATCTGAATTTACTGCCACGCCAATGTTACTAATTTGCGGTGTAGTCAGCGGGGCTGTTCCTACTGGCTCAAACTTAGCACCATTATCAACAATAGCCTCTTTTTGTGGCTCGTGCTGTAACGCCATAATGGTGAACTTGCCCTTGCTCTCCTCTTTTACAGATAACGCCTTAAATAATTGGCTTGTTACTTGTTGAGTAGTCAAAGACCATACACCGTATAGCTCTAAGCCTACTGGCGGTTGATCGAGTGTTACCTCAGCACCATTGACTGAGATAATCTTAATATTTTGATGCTTAGCATTGGCATTGATATAGCTAAGATAACTATTGCCGCTAAGGGTGATTTCACGGTCTAATGTAACGGTCGTGCCATTAATAGCTAAAACTCGACCACCAATATTCGTACCAGCATAGTGCGTATCAGCGACTTTGATAATGTCGCCAGGGATATGCATTAAACCTTCCGCACCAACGGTAAACGTAACGGTTTTGGTTTCTAGTTTTTCGGTTTGCAACAACCATAATGCTGTACGGTGCGCTTGCCCTCTTGATGTGCAGCCAAAAGCCGTGATTTTCTTAACGTTTAATCCATTTTTACGGATAGATTCGTCATCAGAGACATACTCAATAGCCTTTTCATAGCTATTCTCTTTATCCGCGTATTCAACTTGGATTGCATTATGGCGGGATTTTCGAGCCGAAAATGTATAACTAAACCCGCTCTCATCCACATTGGCATTTGTATAAGTCCAGACTGGATCTGCTGGTCTATCCATTACCACGGTTAGTTGCTGACCATTCCAAACTGGCATTGCTCTAAAAATTGAGCAAATATCATTAATAACTTGATAAGCGGATCGTTGTTCAGTCAACCAAACATTACAAGTAAATCTTGGCTCTTGTCCTCCAAAACCATCTGGCACTAATTGGTCACAATATTGAGCGACTTGATATAACGCCCATTTATCCGCGCCAAACTCACCAAGTCTTCCACCCAAGCCATAGCGTTTATTTGTCACGACGTCATAGAGCACCCAAGCAGGATTATCTGTCCAGTCAATTTTAAATGTACCATCCCACATACCTGTATATTGACGAGTACGAGTGTCATAGTTGCTTGGTACTTTTACTTTTAAGCCAAGTAGGTCATAGGTACGAGTAGGGATATTGCTAAAATATTCAGAGTCAAATTTAACCCCCATCAAAGCTGTGTTTGGATAAGCAAACTCAGTATCAATAATCTCTGTGTAGCTCGACCAAATGGTATTATTTTGTAAGCGCTGCGTTGTGCTATCGTCTGTAGTTCGCTCAACTTTGACAATAAATGGCACGCTAGGCAGATTGTCAAAAGTATGATGTTGCAAATACTGAGAGCTATATTTGCCACTAATTGACACAGGGTAAGTTCTTGAGCCAATAGTAATAATAAAGTTTACTGATGTTCCGTTTGTATCGCCATTATCCTCTTGCTTAAAAAGCGATTGGACACCGATAGTCAAGCGTAATCGAGATACTTTGCTATCAGTCACTGTTCTTGTAAGCGGTAGATTTTTCTTAACTAGGGTGCCAACACCGACCTCTTTTTCGGAGGTGTTAAACCCAGCCATTAAGTCCTGTACTTGACCGCCTACACGCCCCTCTACCTGCACATTTTTAAAATTATAAGAGCCGTCTTTGTTTTGTACTGGTGTTTTGTCAAAATAGATGGATTTCATTCCATCGGCTAAACCGTAAACCTCGCCCTCAGAGATTGCTTCAACAATTTTGACAAGTTGCTTACTTCTTCCGCTCTCTTTTGCCTCGAATGGCGTATGACCGCCACCACCGCCACCTTTACCCATTGAAAACTCCTTAAATTTCAGTATCCATCGTTTCTACACCCTGAGATATGATGAGAGAGCCTACTCTCATTCTCCCGTACGCCAATGGCATAGCCTTTCCTTGTGCTGTCATATTCGACAGGTTTGAAAATGCCGTAGATTGTTTCTTTTCTTTTTCAGTACCCAGTTTCATTTCAGGCATTTTTGTAAGCATTTGAGCAACGCCACCCAATAATAGAGACGCCCCAACAGAGCCAACTATCCAAGCGGCATTGGAGCTAAGCAGACCAAATCCAAGAGGTCCTAAAGCGATTGCACCAGCAATAATTGCGACACCCGCAATCACGCCAAATAATCCGCCACGTTTTGAGCCTTTTAAAACAGGTGTAAAATGCACTGTTGCATCATCTTTTAGCTTGTGGCTCAATCCTTGCTCGAGATAGCGATTATCAAAGTAGTCTCGCCCTACTCGCACGGTAAATAGACCTTGTTGAATAAATTGACGCAATTTAGGAATTTGGCTCGTTAAGGCTTGGACTATCTCTGCCGTAGTTTGGCAATCTAGCCTAAATTCAGCTCCAAACTGTTTAAGGCTACCGTAAAATCTAACGTTGACCATGCGTTGTATCTCCAAATACTATGAGTGTGTTTAAGCCAATAACCATCATATAAATCACGCTTAGATAAGCGTTTAGGCGCATGATGAAGTACCATTTGATTGCCGACATAAATTGCTGCGTGATTGGGTACATCAGCTCCGATGTTGATTAAAATAACATCGCCTATTTGTGGTTCTTCTACTTGCTCAAAGCCGTGTTTTGCCATGTTATCTAGGTAGAGATTAAAACCATCTTCCCACCAATAATCGTCTCGTTCAAAGTCGGGCAAGTTACAACCAGATAAGCGGTAAAAATCTCTAAATAACGTGTAGCAATCCATTTCACCGTGTTTAAAATCACGGCCAATTAAAAATGGGATTTTCGGGAAAATATGGATTTGCTCATCAAAAACTAACCAAAAATCTAACTGGCAATAAAGTTGTGTTTGCAAATCTGCTTGTGATAGTTTTGGCTCGCCTTGTGGGTGTGAGTGGACTAAGGCAAAAACCTCACCTTTCTCACTTGCTGCAATGTAATCTTCTGGCGATATTTCAAAGTGGTTTTCTTTATCTTCTGATGCGTTTTCGCAAGGGATAAAGATTTTTTCACTACCTACTAAAACAACAAAACCACAGCTTTCCTGTGGTTCTTTTGATTTTGAATAACTGATGATTTCGTTATGTAATTTGCCGTCCATTGTTACCCCAACTTATCAACGCTAACAAATCCACCATAGTTATGCGTATTGTTTCGCAATTTACATCCAGTCAATAATCCACTGCACTTATCCTTTTTTGGATCTGCTGTCGGCTGGTCTTTTTCATCTGCAACTGCTCTGCCTGTATAGCCACACTCAGAGCTACGATACAGCCAACTACAAGTAGATGTAATCATTCTTGCGCCAATTAATGCATTGTCAGTCTCAGATGGCAAAGCGAGTGTAAACTGGACAATATCTCGATTTAATGAGGATAATTGCTCAATCACAAAGTAACTTAATGCCTCTTGCGTTGGATCTGCCTTTTTGTTGCCGTTTGCAAAATTCACCGCATCAAGATAGTGCATATAGACTAATCTGCGTCTGACAATCCCACCCAAACATTGATCAAAGCGGTTACAAAGTGCGGTAATAAATCCGTTAATATTTCCCAATGTAAGAGTTGGTCGATTACTTGGGCCGTTACCTGACATTTCAAAGCCATCAGCTTTTACGGCAAATGGCTCAAATGTTTTGCCTTGCCATACGATAGATTGTGATTTTTCATTAGTGCCAGCATAAAAGCGATATAATTCACCATTCATGCCGTCATTATCTTTTAATCCTCTCAAATCCACCTCAAACAACTCAATGAGTGCATTTTGTTCAAGTTTGGCGAGGTCAAGTTTGAATGCGTTGCTAATTAAGGCTGGCATTATGGCTCCTCTTTAAAATCACAGGTGATTTCTGTATAAGACTGATCCACCTTCGCAGGCCACTTTTTACAAATCACTTTTTTAAGTTGTTTTGTTAAAGGATCGATAAAGTAAAAAGGTTTGATCCCTTGATGGCGCTCGAAAAATGATAAAACATCGGGAGCGCTTTTATTTCTCACCTTAATGACAACAGAATAAGTTTTAAGCAAAGCATTGATACCATTCAATCTGCGCTGTGTATAACCATCGCCAAACACTACTTCACTAATATTTGGATCGTTATCTACACTATAATTAGGTCGAACACACCATTTAAATGTTTCCATCATCCAAGCATACCTCCATAACGCATATTATCTTGTAGCATCTTGCCTGATTCTTGCTGTGCAATTTTTCGCATTAATTCTAATGTAATTTCAAGCTGTCCATTTCTTGATTGTTGGCTTACCGTTGCATCCATCGGTTCACCATTATTAATCACCTTAACCGCTATATTCCCTGATGATTTAGGTTGATAAGCCATAGTTGGCAATCTTGGTACACCGACTCCACCACCATTAGCAAAACCACGACGAACAGAACCGTAATTAAGATGATCTAAAAAGCCACGGCCCAAACGAGCAGTGGCTTCTTTTGTTATGACGTATTCGCCCTTATGTACAATACCAGCTGGCGTATATTTCCCCCCATCACCTGTATAACCACCAGTCGCAAAACCAACACTGGTAATTTGAGACACTAAATTAACACCAGCACTTGCCACTGCTGCCATATTAGCGAATTTCTGTGCTGGCGTAAGAGCGGTTGGATCTGCAAGTGCTTGTGCGACCGCTTGAGATAACTTCACCGTAGCTTCTGCAATAGCAAAGGCTTTTGACACTGCAAACATTGCTTTATAAGCTGTGGATTGCTTACCGGCTGATTGTTCAACGACTGATGTTAAAGTTCCAAACGCATTACCAAGATCATTTAATCCAGTAGCATAAAGCCCCATTTGCTCTTGAAACTGGTTATTTCTGTATTTTTCAATGATTTGCTGTTTGCGTTGTTGGAATTCTTCTTCCGTGATTAACTTTTGTTCGTTAAATGCTTGGAGCTGAGCAAGCTCTTGCGTTTGTTGATTAATTAACTCTTGTTGTGGGTCATAAAGTGCGCGTAATTGTGCCAATGGATCGACCGCACTTTGTGACATCTGTTGCGCATAGTCAAACTGCACTCGATTCGAGGCTTTCGCCGCTTCACTTTGGTTGATCTGCCCTTTCTCGTATAATTCTTGAATAGATTTTAGTTCATCATCACGATTAGCTTTCAACAACTTTTCTGGCGCATATTTGCCCGCAAGCTCTAAACGTTGGCGGGCAAAGCGTTCAGCAATAGCCGTTTTTGCGGTTTCATATTCTTGATACGACACCACACCTTTTTTATTGTGTTCTTCCAACCGTTGGAACATTCGCGCTTGTTCTAATTCAATTTCGCCTAAACTAGAACTGTTTTTCTTGCGAATTTCATCGTAGAAATTAAGCCAACTATCACGAGCATTTTCACCTGATTTGGCAGATTTTCTTTGTGTTCTTTGTTGTTTATCGTCCCATTGCTTTGAATATTTTTCATCCAAAGCATTGTAAGCCCCCATATAACCATCATTTTTGACGGTAATCCCTGCACTATCCAAATCTCGACGAATATTTAATGCAACCCAATCTTTTTTGGATTTAGCATTATTGATTTCATTTTGCAATTTTGTGCGGTCTATAAAAGCTTGCGTTTTATCATCAATATTTAAGGCTTGCGGAGATTTTCCAGATAATGCGTCACGATAGGCTTGATTAAAAATCAATAACCCATCTGCGCCCTCTCTTGCTGCATCGCCTACATTTAACAACTTACTCATCATTCCTGCTAATGGCGGTTGAACATTAGCGGCATTATTTGCCACAATGAGCATTGATGAATTAAATGTTTGTACGTTGTTATCGGTGCGCAATAACTCAAACCCAAGATTGCTTAAAACCGCATTAGTTTCATTTTCAGTTGTTGTTGCCAGCTGTGATGAAATAGTTTCACTCACCCCCATTGCGTCATTGAGTAGGCGTTGTTTTTCTTCCAAATCTGCGGTGATTTTGGCTTGTTCTCGCATTGCAGAAGCAATTTTCTCAGCGTAATTTACTAATGAGAAACCTTCGTTGTTTTCACTTTGCGCTTGATAGGTTTTTATGGCTGCCGTTAAATTGTCATAACGTTTTTTTAGATCTTCAATTTGTTGTTTTCTGGCGATAATGTTTTCTTCAAGTTTGGCTTGCTCTGCACGAAGCTGTACACCGTTCATTTTCTCTAAAGATTGCGCCACTTGCTCAAGATTATCTGAGTAAGCTAGTGCTGTTTCTTTAGCTCTTTCTGCTTCTTGTCGCCACTCTAATAAATAGCCTGCTCCCAAAGAAAGCCCAACCGCCAACGCACCAATAGGGCCACCAACTAATCCTAATGCACCACCTAATAAGCGCCCTGCTACACTGGTATTGCGTTTTGCAATGGCAAGGTTTTTATTCGCGGCTGCTTCCGCATTAATCGCAATGGTTAATTTTTTTGCCTGTGCTTCTGCCAAGGTTTTAGTCGCAAGCAATTCCGCTTCTGTTCGTGCGTGTGTGATTTTAAGTTGGATTACGCTCATTTCCGCTTGAGCTTCTGCGCGTAATGCTGCTGTTCGTTTTACTTCAGCTTGCGCCACTTCTGATGCAACAAGCGCTTGTTTACGACTTTCGGCAATAAATCCGTTAAGCTTTGTTGCACCGACCGCCGCGCTGAATGTCCCCATTACAGTTGCAGCCACGGTTAAATGATGACTGAATCCATTAATGATTTCGGCTGCAGTTCGGCTGACACCTATCGCATTGTCTGTTTCACCCACCCATTTAACTGTTGCCGTACTTAAATTTTCTAGCGCTGCAGAAATTGTTAAAATGCGTGAGCCAAATTGACTATCTACGCTACTTTTTGCTCGCTCTAATGCTGGAATAAGTACATCTGTAGTCAATTTCCCTTCTTTCGCCATATTGCGAAGTTCGCCAGTTGTGACGCCTAAACCGTCTGCTATCGCCTTTGCCAATCCTGGTGTTTGCTCCATAACGGAATTAAATTCATCACCACGAAAAACGCCACTACCGAGAGCCTGTCCAAATTGCATTAGTGCCGCTTGCGCAGATTCTGCGCTTGCACCAGAAATCGCAACAGCTTTTGATACAGTTTCTGTCAAACTTGCGACCTGAGCTTGGCTAATTTTTAAGGCTTCTGCATTTTGAGCAAAGCGTTGATATACACCAGATGTCGCTTGAATACTTTGGTTTGTTTTAAGTGAAATATCAAAAACAGATTCTAACCCGCGCGCACTGTTAATTGATGCGCTTTCAACTAAACGAAGTTTATTTTGAATTTCAGTGTAGCCATCGGCATAATTTTTTAGTTGAGCAATTCTTCCACCAGCAAAACCAGCCCAAAAAGTACCTCGAGTGAAATTATTTAAATTTTGTGCCGCTTTCTCAATATTATTGAGATACTGAGATGAGCGAACTGAAAATTGTTTCGCTCTATTTTGCGCTTTTTCTAAATTTTGCTGAAAGCTCGCCTGATCTAACGTTAACTGAATATTTAATTGACCTAATAAACCAGACATACTTTATCCTTTAAAATAAAAAGGCCCACCGAAGTGAGCCTTTTCAAAAATGTAACTTAATTATCAAACAAAACTTTATTATTTGGACTGAATGCCAAAAAGTTTATTCCATTTATCTTCCCGAGTCAGTTTTTTATCTAAAACAATTCGAATGCAGTAAATCAAAGGAATCAACGATACTGCAAAAGCGAATACTGCTCCCCAAGGGAAAGAAGGGGTATTCAAATAACCACAAAAACCAGCAAAACCAATAATTAAAGCAATAACAAAAATAATACCCATAGAATCAAACAAAAAATCAAAAAAACTATCAATAAGCCATTTCATATTCTCTCCTTGGTTATTTTTTTATCATCGTACGATATACCCATATAGATTTCAATAGAAATATCATCGATTTGCCAAATATTCCGACGCACCGTCGTCATCGTCATTTTCTACCATATTTTCTTGATAAAATGGCATAAAATTTGATAACTGTGGCGGTTTTGCTTTCGTAGATCGATTTATCAAGCGCCTGATTAAACTGAATTGAGTCCAAACTTTTAACAAACCTAAACCTGACATATTCACCTCATAAAAAAAGCCCGCCGAGGCGAGCTTTTAGAAACTTATAATTTAATTAACAATAACATATTTCACACGATTCTTATCTTGTTCAGCTATCCTTAGTTTATTAATACGGTTATTTTCTTTAATAATAGCTACAACAAGACAAGTTGCGAAAATAGCAATATATACACCAATAAAAGCGAGAATATAAATAAAATCAACAGCAAATAAAAGGAATAATGTTCCTAATGCAATAAGCAGTATAAAAAAGCATTTTGCTATAAATTGAATGAAATCACACAATATGTTTACCGCCTTCTATAAGTTGAAAGTAACTGTCTTTCCTGTGGGTAATTCAACCGATAAATTTAACACACCACCCATTGCTTCAATGTAACGTTTAACTGATGATAATTTAATGTCATTGCCACGTTTTTCAAGGGCGACAACTGACGGCTGAGAAATACTTAATGCTTCTGCCATTTGCTTTTGTGAAAGCTCTAATTCTTCACGAATACGGTAAAGTTGTAATTCCATTCGCATATCGTCTGCCATAGCTTTCACTTTCGCTTGCTTTTCAGCTGGAAGATTATTCATCAGATCTTTAAATTTCACGCTCATTTTCTTGCTCCTTAGTTAATTCAGAAAGGTAATCATCATAGGTTTGTTCGGCTAGGGCAATCATCTCTTTGTAAAAGAGTTTTTCTTTCTTGCCTTTTTTATCTCCGCCACATAAAACAATCGCTTGTCTGACAGGGTCGAAAATATAAAATAAACGGAATACCGATAATTTAGACTGTACTCGCAATTCTTTTAAATTGGTATATTTAGAGCCTTGCAGCGTATCCGCATAAGGTCTGCTTAATTGTGGACCTTCTGTTGATAATAATTCCAACGCCGCATAGATTTTTAATACGTCATCTTCTGCCAGCGTTTCTAACCAGTTCAAAAGTGGGTCTTGTAAAATTACTTCCCATTCTTGTTTCATACAGCTATTACCTTTCTTATTATTTATATAGATTTTAATCTATATAAGATACGTAAGCAATAGATAATTTAACGATTTGCTAAATAATCAGCCACCCCGTCATCATCTTCATCATCCGTTTTTTCTTGGTAAAACGGCATAAAATCAGATAATTCTGGAGCCTTAGACTTAGGGTCTCGATTTATCATAGCAAGCAAATGTGAAACTTGTGCAGTACGATAATCCTCTCGCCATAATCCAAAAGGCTGTTCCTGATAAAACATTTCGTATTCTTGGAGATGATGTTCTGGCATTTGCTCAATTTCTTCAAGTGTTTTGCCGAGCGAAAGAGAAAGGTTTAGTTGGAACTTTCGTCGGCTGGTAAGTTTTTTGGCTCAAGCTCCGCAATGGCTTGGCTTAATTGTTCAAATACCGCCTTATCAAGTGCCGAAAGTGCGGCTAAATCATCAGGATTTTTAACATCAAATAAATTATTGCCTTGTTCATCACAAAGTCGAGTAGCTAATGTTCGAGTTAATCGATTAGGATCGTAGATTTTTGATAGTTGCTCAGTGAGAGTTATTTCATCGTTGAAAGCTAATGTAATGCCCTGCTCTTCAGCGATGCGAATTAACTCTTGTTGCTGTCCATAAAGGGCTTGATTCATTTCACCAACAGTAAACTCACGGATATAATAATTCTCACCGTTTATTGCAATTTGGGTAATTTTAGGCTTATTGGCTAAAAGTTTTTCGCGTAAATTCATTATTTATCACCTTTGTTTCTAATTGAATTAATAATATTTGGGAGTCGCCAAGCGATGATGAAACATACGCCTAACACTAAATAAGCTAAGGTCGTTTCCCATAATCCATATTGCATAGCTTGCTCCTTGAATAAAGGAAGAAAGTTAGTTATAATTTCCAATGAAGTTTATTCCTTTTAAGTATGGTTTAATTGGAATGAAAAACCCGAGGAGCGCTAACTCTTCGGGTTTGTTTTTTTTAAGTGCGGTCAAATTTCACTGCACTTTTTTCTATGCGGAAACCGGCAATAAATAATCGCGTTTTGATTTTTTAATCGTCACGCCCGATTCAAATTTGCCTTTGACTTCACCGCTAAAATTAGGTGAGGTTTGGATAAATCCTGTACCGTAAAGAGAACCTTGACCATTTTTCAAAATCATCATCCAAGGGAAGGTTTCTTTCGCATAAAACTTCTTGCGCAAGTCAGTTTGCATTGCGGTACCTGGTGCATAGAAGAATGTTAATTTAATTGATCCATACTCAATCTCACCCGCTTCTGTTTCAGTACCTTCAGAACACATTGTTGTAATATCTTCTTCGCCTAATGTGTCGCCATCACCCTCAATCTGTTTAATCGCACAGAAATTAGATGACCATTTCACGGTAGCCACTTTAGCTGTTGCGTAACTGGCTGGCGCATCTTGGCTTGTCCAATCAACTTCATCTGCAAGTGTAATTAAGTCGTTGGTAACGGCTTTTACAGGATAATATCCATCAAGCGCACCTAAACCAGTTAGCTTAATAAAATCCCCTACTTTGGCACCATGCCCTGCTGATGTAATGGTTGCATTAGGCTTAACCGTTACGGCTGTGACTGCTTTGCCTTCGGTTAGACCAGTACCTAAATAAAATTTAGTGCCTTGAAAAGGTGTTGTTTGTGTAGGCATATCTAGTCCTCATACTTAATTTGATATTTAAGGTTAGAAACGAACCAAGTGCGATTCGTCGCATCTTGCTCGTATTCGTAGCTAATAAGAGCCATTTCGGAAATGTTTTCCGATAATTCATCATTAGATATAGCTACGCTTAATCGCTCTTTGATTTTGTCTGCAATATCATCTAATGCGTCGTCGCCTAAAGCAGTTTTCAGATAAATCGCGATGTTTAAGGCTGCGGTATATTCGTGATGACAGAGATCTACCTCTTCGCACGAAATCTCATCAAGAAACACTGCGATAGCTGTTTTTTCTTGGTCAATATCAATAAATAAAGGGCGCCCAGAATAAATATTCTCAACACCCTTTATACTGCTTTTGAGCATATCCGACACTTGATGTCGAATCTTCTTATGAATTAGCATTTAATCCTCTATTTTTTAAAAATGTCACTCAACTCTCTTGTCAGTTCGACTTTGATCTGACTTGAATAATCTTTTAACTCATTATGGAAAGCCGTTGTTAATGGTCTAGATAACGGAATCTTAACAACATCAATTGAATACCGCTCTTTACCTTGTCGCTGCATAACGTGTTTACGACCATTTGCTAGAGTTTGAATAAAACCGCGTTGTATTTGATATTTGCCTATTCTGATTTGCCCTTTACTCGCTCGCATGGTTCGTCTAGGGTTTTCCAATAATCGAATTAACGGTAAATTTCTTCTATCAACTCGTATTTTTGCGACTGGTCGATTTGCTGTTGCTTTTTGGGATAATTTAGTTCGCTTGCGGATTAATTTAGCTGGCACATGAATCTCTTTGGATACATTTTTTGTTCCATTTTTGATTGCATTTCTCGCCACCTTATTAATCGCTTTTGCTGCCGCTTTAGGCGCGACTTGATTAGCCAGTTTTCGGATATTAGCTTGTAATGCCGCCATCCCTTCAATTTTCACCGCCATATTTACTCCAATTGCAGCACGATCTTCTTATCTTCAAAGCTAAACCCTCGCACAACATATTCCTCTGTTGAAGAAGTAATGATATCTCCAAGTTTTGGCTTATATCCTGATGCTTTAAAAAGAGTGAGAGTACGCGTCGTGCCATTAATTAAGTAATCATCGGTGTAATTGCCACTCATTAGTTTTGGGCTTTCATCAAGCACAGCTTTGTATTTTTTGCCGTTGATAACATAGACGGACATCATCACATCTGATATGACTTTGTCCGCCTGTGCGAGTGCGTCATCAAACGGACTAAGCGTTGATCTTGACATCTACAGTGCCCATCGATACGCCACTAGCATGCCAAGCAATACCTAAACGCTTGTTACTACCAGCGGTAATGGTTGCACCATCGGTTGCAGACCAGTAAACAATTGCACCTTGTTTAATGTCATCTTCCGCTTTTGCTTTCACAGTGAAAACGCCTGTAGTTAAGCCAACGCCTGTTTCATTTTGTGCAACATCAGATACTGAGATTGCAGCAAGGTTTTCTAACATCACTACATCACCGCTTTTTACTGCCGCAGTAGAAGTAAAACGCACGGTGTTTCCGTCTTGTAAATAATTTTTAGACATATTTAATGATCCTTTAATTGTGATAATAAAAAACCGCACTTCGATTAAAAGTGCGGTCGTTATTTATGGGATGTTAAGTTACTTATTGGTAACTTTTACAATGCCACGGTAGTCAATCACGTTAACACCAGCATCAATGCGCACCTTGGTAGATACACCATCAACAGTGAAACCTTGTTGTTGCTCCATGTATGGCGTATCAATGCCATCAAGATAAGAAACTTCAATCGCCTCTTTGTTGATTAAGTACCAAGATTTTGGATCGGCAACTTGTAAACGTGCGGATTTAACTGTCGGCACAATGTCTCGGATTGGATTGATAATGCCAGAATTAATATCAGCCCCCTCTACACTTGCTGAACCTAGAACTTGTTTAGCACGAGTATAAAGTGAGGTTGGTAACAACATAAAATCAGGCTCAATCGCTAATGGTTCACCGCGAGTATTGACAAAGCCATTCATCATTTGAATTGCTTTATCAATATTGGCCACATCTAATGCGGCATTATCAAATGAGTTTTTGTGTGAGCCATCAAATAATTTTTTGCCATCTTGTGCAATTGCGTTACCGGTTAATAACGCAAACACTAATTTAGCGATTGTCGCACGTGCCGCTTGTCCCATTTTTTCAGGAATTTTTGTCAACAAGTGCATATCGTCATTGATGATTGCTTGACGAGTAATGCTAAATAATTGTCCGTAAGTCGCTAATGCAACGCTAGCGCCTTCATCGCCGATTGTGCCGTAGGTGTATTCCTCACCCTCACCGACTTGCGGTAAGTAGCCAAAATCACCTAATCCAACACGTTTAGCCGCGCGGAAGTCGGTTAATGTGCCGCGAGAGGTAAACTGATCAAAGTTTTCCGTTGCGGTTTCCCAACCTTTAAGCAAGGATTTGTGCGCCACATCAATTAAGATTTGACCAAAGTCAGAGCTTGAGTGGGTAAATGCCAAACCAACCATGCCCATTGCATTTTGGCCTGCAACACTAATGCCACGATCGACCAATGACGCACGAGCAAGTTCGCGCAAGGTCATTGCGTTGTAGGCATTGTCTTTGGCGTCTGCTTTGTCTTTATCGATGCCTGCACGAGCTAACAAAGATTGTTTCACGCTGTCGCCAACGATATTACCATTTCCAGCATATGCGGTAGGCGCTGCACTTGGCGTTGTGCCTGCACCAAGTTTTGCTAATAATTTGTCTTTGGCTTGATCTGCGGTAATTGATAAATCACCTAAACACTCCACTAACAAATCATTGTGCGTAGTACCAAACGGTGCAAATACGGCTTTAATGTCAGCGTTACGTTTATTTAATTCTGCCTGCACTTGTGCGGTGTTATCTACCGGAGCTGTTGGCGCTTGATTTACCGGTTCAGTTGGTGCTGGTTGTGCAGGGGTTGCTGTTGCTTGTGGTGCAGATGCTCCAGCGTTGCCTTGTGGCTTAAACAACATATTTTTAATTTCATTAGGCATTTTTTCAAAGTCCTCTAATTTTCTTGATTTAATCGACGCCATCGCCACAAGTGGTTCGGCTAGTTTGTCTGCAAATCCTTGTTCAACGCATTCTTTTCCGTTGAGCCAAGTTTCTGCTGATAGCATTTCTGCTAATTCTTCAGGTGTTTTTCCTGTTTTGTTTGCGTAAGCTGGGATTAGCGTATTTTCGACCTTGTCTAATAAGTCGGCATACTTGCGCATATCCTCAGCATCGCCACCTTGGATGCCCCAAGGCTTGTGGATCATCATCATTGCATTTTCAGGCATGATTACTTCATTCCCTGCCATTGCAATAACGCTCGCCATACTTGCCGCCAAACCGTCAATGTAAACTGTCACATTGGCTGGATGATTTTTTAGCAAGTTGTAGATAGCGATCCCATCAAAAACATCACCACCTGGTGAGTGGATGTGTAGATTGATTTGTTTGAGGTCATTGCCAAGCGCTTTTAGATCTTTCGAAAAGCTCTGCGCCGTAACGCCCCAAAATCCAATCTCATCGTAAATTGAAATTTCTGCCGTATCGTTGGCTTTGGCTTTGATTGAGTACCAAGACTGGTTATTCGTCTTTGTCACGTTCGCTGCCATCGCCATTGGCGACAGAATCATCTTTTGTTTTTTCATTTGTCGTACCTGTGTTAGTTAAATCCGTGTCAAACTTGAGACCCAATTCTCGGTTTTCCTCAACCTCAACTTTACGTCTGCGTTTCACTTCTGCTGGATTGCTACCGCTTGCTCGTACAGCTTGGCTTTCCGTTGCCAATCCACCTTTAATGCGCTCTTTCCACGCCTGCGCCTCTTTGGTTGGATCAATCCACGGCATCACTGGGCCACTGTAAACAGCGTTATAAAGTGACGCTGGATCAATATCGACTGGCACCTCAATTTCACCGCTAACAATCGCCATTTTTAACCATTCGCGATAAATCGGGCGGGAAATATGCGCAACAAAAGTATCTTGTAAAACGGAGTAGCCCTCAAAGCTCTCTACCAACTCTTGGCGTTGGCTTGAGTAAGTGCCGTTATAATCTCGCGCAATACTTGAGTAACTTGAGCGAGTCCCCGCTGCTGTTGCTCTTAATTGACCATTCCTAAAGGTTTCAAGATTCACATTCGGGCGATTAGAATTGATTAACCCAATATCTTCACCAGGTTTTAAATCATCAATGATTGCACCTGGAGCAATTTCAAAGTCGCGCTCAGGGCTATCCGTTCTGTACTCATCATTGTCACCGTAAAGCGAGGAATCCCCTTTTTTGATGTACATCGTAAAGGCTGCAGCAATTCGCGCGGCTACTCGTTCGCTTTCCTCGTAGTCTTTAAGGTCGGCAAGACGAACAATTACACCGTGCAACATCGATACGCCACGCAATTGGTGCAACCGTTTTTTAAACGCAAGGTGCAACATATTTTCTGCCGGCACTGATTTAACTCGCCCGTAAGTGCGGTTATTTTCTTGAGGGTTGTCCATGTAAACACGGTAAGACACAGGACGGCGCCAAGCATTAATCTCTATGCCTTGGATTACATTTGCCGTATCAATGGTATTCATCGGCACAAAATCAGGCTCTAATGCCTCAAGGCTAAATGCGATTTTGGTGCTGTGATTGAGACCTGCTACACTGCCTCGCACAAGTTGGATAAACACTTCCCCATCACGGAGCCATGTGCGTAACAACATCCGCTCAAGTTCAGGACGAGTAAACTGCCCTGTTACTTCAGGACGAATAGACCATTCTGCCCATTTCTTGCGGATTTGTTCCGCCAGCTCCTCATCAACCTCACCACTTAAATTTAGCGGTTGTGGTTCAATATGGATTCCTCTAGAGCCAATCACACGCTCTTCCATTTTGTCCAAAATACCGATCACAATATCGTGATTTTGATCTAACGCTCGAGCTTGTTCTCGCAAACTTACCGCACTTTGTTTGGTCGATATGTTAGCGCCTTGGCTTTCGCGTCTTGCCTTATGTGTACGGCTTGGCATCGCCGCCTCGTATGCATTCATCACATATCGGCTTTTTGCTCGCTGTGCGCCCCATTTAGGCGAGATTGCGGCAATTGTTTTATCTAATATTCCCATCGTTTAAAATCTCGCATATTTGATTCTGTGGCGTTTTACGCGCTGTCTTGTTTCCGCTAATAACTCATTAAGCATTTGTTGATAGCGGTCACGTTGTTTTGTCCATTCGGACACTTGGTAAGATACCGATCGCCCATTAAAGCTCACCTGACTTTGGGCGTTTTCAATTTTCTCGTCAAGCGTTCGGATTTTTTCTTCGAGTTCGTCTCTTTCGTAGATAGCCATTTTTGCCCCAATAAAAAACCGCACTTTTTTACGGTGCGGTTAGTTAAGTAGTGGTAACTCAATTTGCAATTTATCTTCAAAGATTTTTAGTGTTGCTTCAAGCAACGGCTTTTTA